TTAATACCATTCGAAGCATTAAAATACCTACCTATTGTAACTGAACCTGTATTTGAAGATATAGGGTTACTTAATGCTGAAGTTGTATCTTCTAAAACTCCATTTACATATAATTTAGCAACACCTGAAGAACTAATAGTTCCTACAACGTGGTCCCAAACTCCAACCGCTGATATTGCTGATGAACCTGACCTTGCAGATGAAACATTATTTGAAGTGTCATAAACATCAAGTCTGTAGCCTACAGTTGAATTGTACATTATTTCCCAACCATAATTACCTAAGCCACCATTTGCTTTGTCCATTATTCTGTCAAAAGAACTGTCAAGCACCGCTTTATTTATCCATAAAGAAAAACTTAACCCTCCAGTTGCATCAAACGCAGTGTTATGCGGAATGTCTATTTCACTACTATTCCCATTAAAAGCAGCACCCTTTCTTATATACCCTGTTATCTTTTGTGCACTACCATTCCCTGTATAGGTTACAGTTTCAAAGTTTTGTAAAGGGTCGAGTCCTGCTGCTGCTGCAGGTGGTGTAGAGGCTACAATACCTCCTGTTGTAAAAAACTTTTTATTAAATCCCATTAGTCAAGGTTTGGTACAGAATAAGATACTACCGCCTTCTTTGTTGTAAGTCCGTTAATCTCTGCTTCTTTAGTTGCACAATCAGTTCTTAATGCCGCTCTTGCATCCAACACATCTTGAGGTGCTGAAGTACCTTCTTGGCTTCTGATTATATACCAATCCGTTTCTGATAGTTTTCTATTGTATATTGACTTTAAATTTGCAATCTTACTTTCTTTTAACTCGGCTACTGTTTGAGACCAAGTTCTATCAATTACAGGGTAGGTAAAAGTACTACTATCTGCATCCCATTCAAGGTCTCCCAAGTATTGAGTTGCTGAATTATAGCTTGGTGTAACCACATCATAAAATCCTGCAGCTTCCCAATCGGAAGATGATAGTAAATCAAAACCTGCGATTACATTACCCCAAGATTTAGGGATTGTAGTATATCTTTTTATTGCTCCTCCTATTTGTATTGCTTTCATATCTTATTTTTAAACTGTTGTACCTGTTGCGTAAGAAGCTACTGCCCAAGTTAATATTGCATCTGCTGCCGTATCATCTACACAAAGTACTTGTAGAATGTTTGTTGCTGCAGTATCTAAACTTGTACTACCTACTTTATTAATTGCTACCGTTGTAAAAGTGCTTGCTGACAAAGTAATAACTGCACTTGCCAAACTACCTGAAAGGATAATATCTATTACTTGTCCTGTTTTGATGTTTTGAATATCTAAAGTTGCAGTTCCTAAAGTACCTGTAAGGTTAAAAGCAGCATAAGAAGAAGCATCTAAAGCAATAGTACCACTTGTAGTGGCTATATCTTGAATCTCGGTATATCTTGCAGATAACTCATCGTGGTCTACTACATCGTTTGCAATAGTTAATGTAGTTGAACCTGTTACATCTCCTGTGTGAGTTTGGTTATAAAGGTTAGTAGAACCTTCTGTAATATCATCCGAATCTAATACTACTGTTCCCGATTGACCATTTACTGAATTTACATCTCCTGCATCATCTGAATACAGTTCTGTAAAGTTAGCTTGTACTTTAGTAAACGCTGCAAATAGAGTATCTCCACCTCCTGCATCTTGCGCTCCTATTGTTATATTTTGTTGTGCCATATCTTAAATTTGTGTTTGGTCTGTTCTATAAGTTGTTGTATCTGTTGTTAAAGGTGTACCCGAAATGTTTGTTAAATCAACTGTTAAGGCAAATGTTCCCCAACAAGCAGGTGCAGATATATCGGGAACTGCTCTTGTTGACCAAGCAGTATCTGCTCCCCAACTTGAGTCGTCTATCATCTCACAATAAACCTTACCCCAATTTATGTTATTTGCCATAACTATATAACGTATTATTTTTTATTTTTGTTTTTATTTTTGACGTATTTGATAAGCTTACTTAGATTGGCTTTTTTTATTTCGTATGTCTTTATAATACCCATCCCACAAAGTTGTTATTTCTATCCGGATTCATATCCTCATTTGTGTTACTATAATACTCTATATACTTACTCGAAGCATTAAAAGACATATGGTCTAGAAATCTTGTTGTATAAAAATCTGCAAAATGTCTATGTCTTTGTACTAGAAAATCAATTTCTTCTTTGCTAGGCGTTTCTGCGTTTTCGCTTCGATGCTTAAATAAACCACCGTTTTTTATCTCATACGCTGCGAAAGGCAAATAGTCTACCATTGCATAGTGTATTAACATAGGTTGAATATAAGAGTTCACTAAGGTTAAATAGTCTCCCTCTAATTCATCGTTTATTATGTCAGTACTTATTTTATTGTATAAATCCGTTCCAAGATAATTTTGGATATGCATTTGTTGTGCAATCTTTATAAATTGTATGAATTTATCTGTGTCAACGTTTCCGTTTATGATAGTATTCTTTACTAAGTCATCTCGTTTTATAAATAGTGCAGTTGCCATAGTTTATGCTCTCCAATAGTTATTATTCTCTCCGGCAATTTGTGCCACTCTTTTATCATTCTCTTCGAATCTCGCATCTTTTCTATCGCTAGGGTCAAGATTATTTATCATCTTTCTTGCCTCGTTTACAGAAATTTTACGGTTATTTTTTCTCATATAGATTTTTCTCATCCAAAAGTGTTTACAATTAACTCCTCCTTTGAATAAAAATGGATTATACGAGTTAGAACCACCCTCTCCAAAACCTTCATTAACAGATAGCTCTTTATTTAAATCCTCAACCCTATATAGTTTTTGAGCTTTTACCATCTTTTTACAAAAGTCTCTACTGTTTTCACTTACCGATAACGGCGCATATTGATACCGGACTTTGAATAAGGATGTGTCTTGTTCGCTACTTTTACTAGGTGTACCCTTTATTACGTTTGCGAAGTTCATTATGCCCTCTATATGAGCGTCTCTCTCGTGGTCTGCCGGTCTTTCGTCAACTAAAACGTATTCCTCGCTTAATTCCTCTCCAACGCTCTCTAAAGCCTCTAAAACGCTTTTACGCATTTCTTCCGCTGCTTCTACAGGTACACAATTAGGTACTTTCTTTCCATCTTTTGTTTTCCAACCTATCATTTCATATCCTTCCCAACAAGGTTCTTTTAACTCTTGTTCAGATAGTGATAACTTTTGTCCGGTTTCCTCTTCAACTTGCTCTTTAGTCATAGCGTTATCAAGTTCTGTAAACTCAATAGGTTGCAAAGTCTTAAAGTATAGCCTTAGTGATATTTCGTTAAACGCAAGTATTTTATCGAAAGCGTCAATTAAAAGATTTTGAAACGGTCTTATTACAGTATTATCCATCAAATTAGAAGCCGTTTTAAGCTCTTCTGCGTTGTTTCCGAGACCGGTCTGGTCTTTTATGCCTAATAGCATAGGGGAAACTATCCTGTGGCTTACCATTATCTTTCTCATCGATTCATCTGAAAGGAATTGATATTGGTTATGAGCATCGGATAATTGTACAGGCTCTATACTTGCAGATTGGTCGTTATTATCATTAAATGAAAGTATGAATCTTCCGGCATTAGACGTTCCGCTAAACTTGTCTTTTATTCTACTTTCTATCATTTGACGTTCCTCTTCCGTAGGCACGCCGTTATTAAAGTTAATTAACATAGATGGAGCTAATCCATTCATTATGTTATTTAAGTGGTAGTTTGCAATCTCTTCCTCTAGTTCCGAATATTGTAAGCCACCTTGATAATCTACAGGGGAGTAATAGTAGTAACCAGTCTTATATGGCTTTACATATAAAATCTCGATACCCTCATTACTGAAACCGAATGCAGGTATACGCTTTAGGTTATCTTGTGGCTTTACTTTAGACCAATTTGAGTGATAAAAATAAGCTTCTATATCTCCATCCTCGTTACACTTTTCTGCTCTTAGAGTCTCTACAGGGAAGTGTTCTACTTGAACGATTTGAGACCTATCTTTAGAATAAATAACTTGCATAGAGCATTGACCCATTAGTTTTAAGTCGTTTGCTAACTTTTGCACACAATCGTTTCTAAAAAGACCTTTCATCTTAGCATATCCATCCGGATTTAGATTAGAATTACTAGCATCTAAGCCTTCTCCGAATATTAATTGCGATATGCCGTTTATAGCAGCGTTATTGGTAGGACTT